ATGAACGATCCTATGTTTGTCGAAACGCTGATTATCGCCTCGTCGTTTTTTATCATCGCGATTATTTTGATTGCTTCCGTGCTGCTGCTGGAAAACGGCTGACCGTGAGCCAGCCGCTGTATTTATTGTTTACGGAACGGCACCAGTTCAGGACGGGCGATACGCAGATAGTCCTGGGTATCCATAATCACCGACTTTTCCAGCAGGCCAGCGTTAAACGCGATCTCGTCGAAACGCTCAAACAGCAGCGGATCGGCGACCAGCGTCAGATCCGGATGAAAGCTGAAGGGAGGAATGGCGCCAAAAACGCAGCCGGTAAGGGCATCCACTTCAGCCGGGCTGGCGAGAGAGGCCTTTAGCGCACCGAAATGGCTCGCCAGCAGGCTCAAATCGGCCTGACGATCGGCGGCGAGAATTGCCAGAACATGTTTCTTAACGCCGTTGCCTTTTACCTTGCAGACCAGCGCTTTTGCACCCTGTCGGAGATCGGTCCCGCGAATTTCACTGACCGCTTCGCATTTCCCAACGGCCTCATGCGCCACCACGCGAAAGCGCGCCCCTTGCTCGGTTAATAAGCTGATTAGCTGCTGATGGGTCGTCGTCCCGGTCACGTCATCAGACATAACGATTTCACCTGTGATTTGCCAATACGTAGCCTGCTACATTAGCACGGGATGGGGAGGGCTAAAAGAAAACAGCCAGCGGGCGCGCTGGCTGTTGGGTTATGCGTTGCTGGTGGACGACTGTTTCTGGAGCAATTCGCTAAATTCTAAGTGACTGAATTTAATTTATAAAACTCTTTCCCCAAAACATCCCCAAAATAATTCCCCAAAACTCCCTGTTTAAATCACAACTTTTTTCCATTCTAGACCACGATCATCTCCATACATTACGCTCATTGCTTCGGTTTTATGCCCTAAAAGGGTTTTGACATCTATACCCTGAGCTTTGTATGTTCTTGATGAAAGCGAGCGCTGTTCATGAAACGGCGGAAGGGCAGTGCAATCCTTAGGCCAGGTAATATTTGCTTTATCTCTTGCTTCCTTAAAATATCTTGATATCGTTTTTTCTGGAACGTGAGATCCCGCTTTACCGTAAGCGTGATGCTTAACATGGTGGATCAGATAAGGGCTTACTACTCTATCGCGACACTTACTAATAACATCAGCCAGAGTCAACCCGATTGCATCGCACCTTAAATTTAAGGGGATAGCTAACTTCATTCCGGTTTTATTTTGGGTAACATGAAGGTGATTATCCCAAATGTCACTAAACTTCATCTCGACTATGTCACCTATCCTTTGCCCGGTTACTAAAGCCAAAAGCATAGAATTTTGAGCGCAAGGAGGTAAAGAGCCTGCGCTTTCAAAAATCAACTTCCATTGTTCAATGCTAAGTCTGCTTCGTTTCACTTTGGCTATTGGATTTTTTACAGCTAAGGCTGGGTTGTAGCCAGGATCAACCTCGCCAGCATGCTGCGCCTCTTTGAACACGTCGTTTAGTACGCTTCTTATCAGTTGGCCCATTCTGTGCTTTCCCTCTGCCTTATATTCATCAATAATTTTTGCAATGAGTCTTGTATCAACATCCTTCAGGCGAAGGTTTGGCACTCTATCTGCGAGAATCTGAGAACATAATCGTCTGGATTTTACAGTAGGGTTTTTTATCTCACCGTCACGCAACCTTTCCATCTGAATTTCGATGTATTTTTTAATCCACTCAGAAACACGTATACCTTGATCCTTTTTCCCTGAGCTCTTCATTGCCATATCAATCAGAGCATAAGATTGCTGAGTTTCTTGTTCTGCTGTTATACGGTTCATCTCGATTGCAGCAGCTTTTGCCGCTTCATCATCTGTTCCGAATCCAATAAATGAACCTGTTACAGGGTGGCGATATTGCCAATAAATTTTTGAAGTACGTTTATCTAACTTACAGTAAAGGTTGGGTATTTTGACATTATGTTTTCTGGGGCGAGCTGCCATTTATTGCTTTCTCCACTAACTGGCGGGCCTTGTCTGATAATGATGACGAAATATCAACACTGCCAACCATGCCAACAAAACGAGCATCTTCATCTATTACCCAGCGTCGACCTTGCTTTAAGGCTGGCGGATAAGTCTGTTTGGTCTTTGCTATTTTGTTTAATGCTGAGTTGCTTAATGGATATTTGAATCCATTAGGACCAGATGCCCACTCATGAAGTGTTACTAACTGCCCCATGCGTTTCTCTCCACTTTACCGGCTGCACCCGGCTATCTTTTATAGAAAATGCATGATGAGCACCCACCACGGAGGCCATCATTGCAGGTGCGACATCTTTTCGTTTCGTTGTTATAAAGCTGGTTGGCCATCTCCTTTGAAATAAGTACTGGCATAGGAACCCGGATAACCAGCTTTTTGAGCCTGTCGATTTCACCGGCAAGCTCCAGCACGCGGGAGCGGCAATCCTCAGCCTCTTCGCGCCACCAGGCCACGTCGGCTTTAAGGCGGCGCAGGCGCCGCTGTTTGAGTTTGCTCACCATAATCCATACCCGGTCATGGATATGAGCTGGCAAATAGCGAACATCACTACCGTGATAACTACCACTTTGACAGGAGGCATCACTTCACCTCCTGCTTCGGTGCTGCTGCGAGCGCGCGAATGATGCGCTTGATACCCTCAATGCGGTCATCATCCACCGAGTCCACTGTTTCTATGCGATCGAGCATTATCAGTGCTGCGTTTGCTTCGTCGCTTCCCGTCCAACCATCCGGAATCGCCGGAGAGTTGCCATCGGCACCCTGAAGCAGGGCGGCGCGGCAGTCATCTTCGCGCTCACCAAAAATTGCCGACTCCAGAACATCGATAGCCTGTGACGGTGAGTATGCGTATTTATCGAATGACGGCCCCTTTATTCGCTGTGCGAGCTTGAACAGCCGTTTTTCCTGTGCGTGATAAAGCTCACTCAGATGCTGATAACGCTCATCCGGCACAGATACCGGCGCTGGCGGGGCAGCGCGATACAGAAGCACATCACCCATCTCTGTTCTGGATGCAGGCCATACATCGGCATCGGAGCCAGATTTGAGATAATCAAGATTGGACTGGTCGATGACGCACACCGGCTCCGCTTCGAGCGATGCCAGCGCGATACGCGCCAGCTCGTTCAGGATTGCCACATCAGCGTGACCGAGGGTGTAACCAGCTTTCAAATCGGCAACTGCTTGGACGGCATGTTTGTCGATGTTGCTCATTGGGCGGATCCTTCTGTGCGATACATCATGATTGTCAGATCGCCTTTAGTCGCCAGGCGCACCGTTGTTCCTGGTTCGATGCTGGACAGGTCAAACGCATCGTAAAATTCGTTTACTGCCTTCTGTCTACGAGATAGCTTTCTACGCTTATCCCACTGCTTAAGCGCAATGGAGATAAACCACTGGCCCGTTTTGAACATGATGAATAACCACCCCATCAGAGCGAGGCCAGTGTTTAGAATGTCCAGAAAGCTCATGACTGCACTCCTTTGCGAAGCTGGGCGGCGAACTCGCAGATTGTCGCGCATCCTTCCTCGGGATAATCGGCTGTTGCGATGTGCAGACCATGCACCTTCTTCCCATCGCCGTAATCGACTTCCCCGACAAACAACGTGCCATCAGTGAATTCACCAAATTTATGGTCGCCGTCTCCGCAGTGGAAACAAATCCCCTCCATAGCTTCGGATGACAGGTGCATTTCCTGCGGAACAAGCACGTAACCTTCAGGAATAGCACTGGCCCGCACTTCAGCCAGGAAAGCGTCGGTTGCTGGGGTTTCCATAGAACGATAAAGCGCAACGATATCGTCAGTTTCGCTCGGCTCTTCATGAGAGCAATTCGGGCACACAGCAACACAATTAGCATGCTGCTCGATTAGTTCCTTCAGTCCCGCATTCTCCGCAGCCAGCGCCGCGCACTTGGCTTCAAGTTCTTCATAATTTAGTTTCATGCTGGTGCTCCTGAACGTTGTGAAGCTATGGCTTTATGCTCGTCGATAATTTCCATGGCTTCTGCATGCGCCAACCCTTCGAGAGAGATGATGCCCGTGTCACTTATCCCGGCCAGGCTTATCAACTCAACAAGGCGGCGCGCTTTCTTAACGCTAATCTCCGGCGCTATAACGCTGCGGGTGACTTTCTTTTTCCCCCTGGCGGCAGCAGAAGCTTTATCCTTCTGAAGAACCTCACCGGCCTTTTCGCCAAACTCTTTTACTCGGTCAACGGCCACATCTACAGACACGGTCCCGGACTTAACTTCTTTCTGAACGTCGTGATTGGCTGTGCTAAGAAGCAGAAGCTTTTCGACAGTAGGGACAGACTTGTTGACCAGTTTTGCTATCTCGCTGGTGGTCTGGTTGAAGGCGTTATGAAGCTCCTGAATAACAGCTGCCTGTTCCATATCGGATAGCGGGAGCTGGTTGTTACTGGTCATGATGCGGGCCAGGCGCTGAACATCGTTACCGTTGAACGGCATGATATGGATGCGGTCTACTGGCTTACCGGCTTCTGCACAACGCGCATAGCAGCGACGCCGACGGTGGCCTTCAACAACCCACACTCCACCTTCATCACGGGCGATAACCTCCAGCGGGGGAACGGAGCCACCGTTCATCAGATAGTTGAAGAGGTCATCATCTGCCTGGCGGGTACGTTCATCATCTTCGCGTTTGTTGAAACCTTCCCGCACATGGATTTGGTCAAGGCTGATGAACATCCCGGTATCGGTGCGCTTGATGGTCCCGTCACGGGTCATTTGCTTGAATGAGTTAGCCATCAGAGAGTCACCTCGTTATTTTGGGAAATAACGACGGTAGACAACTCACGCAGTTCTCGCTGGGCTTCCAGTAAATGCATATTGGTTCTGATCTTCGTGTGGCGTTCAACAATGCGGTCACACTCTTTGGCCCAGCTTGCGACATCTTCACGCAGAGTAGCGTTCTGAACAGCCAGTTCCTTACGCTGAGCCATCGCCTCACAAAGCGCGACGCTGGTATAGTCCAGGCGGTTAGCCAGTTCGGTCATAAGTCCGCGATAAGCTGGCGGAAGGAGAGGGGCAGCCTTACGCGCTGCGTCGATCAGCTGCTCCCGGGTCATACGTGGTTGTAACTCGGTGACGTTCTGTGTGTTCGTCATGGATAGTTTCTCCGTGTTATGAGCGCTCTGCACAGCGCTGAATTTTGGTTGCACGAATCCCTCGCCGACTGGCGACAAAAAATAATGGGGTTTCGTTTTAATAAGCACCCAACCAGGGCACTTAGTGAAACGGGCGGCTGCCACCGCCAGTTAGCTTCTCCACAATTGGGAGCGCGTTCTCCTGAGTTGATTTAACGACTACGGCCTCTCAAGTTGAACGCTGAACGCGCTTTCAGTTGTGAAAAGGGGCGGTCGACATTAAGGACATTCAAAACTGCCGACCGCCAAGACTACACACAGCAATCAAAACTTTGCCTGTCTTTTCACCACATCAGGCTCGGTGGTATTCTTGGAGTTCTCACACAACCAAGAAGGAAATTAAAATGAGTCAAACTCCAATTGATATGATCACTCTCGCCCGAAGGATTGAGGCACTTGAGAACGCATTTACTGTTGCTCTTCACTCAATTTCAACAGCGTTACCTTCAGTCAAATCAGATGTAGTAGAGAACTTGAATCGACACGCTCAGGCCTATGAGGGCAAAGATTCTTACATTGTCTCTACAAGTCGAGCCCTTGTTCAGAGAATTGAAAGCCTGAACCCTACAGTTAAAGGCTGATTTTTGTAATCTCGCCGTCCTGAATGTGGGCGGCTTCAAGTGTCGAAATTGAAGCCAAATTTGCGATCACCGTAACGCACTGAACAACGCAGTCAGAGCATATGGCCGCTTCATCTCGTCCACCTTTAGCAATAATCCGTTTTGCCTGCTGTTCTGTAACGCCACAGAAAGAGCACTTGTAGATACTGTTAACGCTCATTTATGTTCACCACCACAATGTTCGCTGCTGATGAATACATGATTAACCAACAGATAATTTTTGTAAATAACCAATGGTTAATTTTTCGAATGAAATACAGTAATAAATTGATTTTAAATGATATTTATTTTTCTCGGATAATGATGTTATGCTTAAAAAAACACCATAAAGGGGCCGCTAATGGATCTGGACGATGAAAGGGTAAGCATGATTGTTCATGCCATGGGCAGGGCGGTTATGGATTTATCGCTATCTGATCAACCAGTGACGCAGGAAGCTATCATCGAGAAGTTGGAACATTATCGCAGAGAGACAGGCAATGTGATCGGCAAGGGAGTTAACAGGGATGCTGCGGAGATAGTGAGGGAAGGTAGCCAGGCTGTGAAGTAGGCACAAAAAACCCGGCTCAATGGCCGGGAATTCATTTAGTTCGCGTTCTCACAACCCGGCTGCCCACGGTCAATAACTTCGGTTCCCTCTACAATAAATCCGAATTTACCGAACAGGAAAGAGTGGTTGAATTGAGTAACAACAACGTCTGAAAGAGCAACAGAGCATCTGTTCTTCTCAATAGCACGATCAATGGCCGTTTTCACATTCGGAATCCCGAGCGGGAAAATCACGACTGGAGCAGAGTCTTCTGCTTTAACGCGCGCGCCTTTAACGAAATTGTTTGAGTTGAGATTGTAATTTTTAGTACTTGCTACAGTCAGATCCGCAACGCGAGAGCTGCACCCAGCCAACATCATTACCCCAAGAGCTAAAGCTAAAACCTTTTTCATTCTTTGTTTCCTTTGATTGCAATCGGAAACATCTTAACATAAAGCAAGGGCTTTGGAGATCCCTTGTTTTAAGGGCTTTCAAGCATTAAAAAACCCGGCGCGGTGGCCGGGTTAAATTGCTTGTCTGGCAAATTTCACTATCGAAGCTTCATCTGTATGCTCAACATGATTTATGCCTTTCTCACTAAACGTTTTACGAATTTCTCGCATAGCCTTGACCTCAAGATCGTTTGGATGGCGAGGCGGATCTATCGTAAATAATACATTAGAGAGCGATAGAATTTTCTCACTGGTAGCGCGTAAAATTTTCGCCGTCCAAGAGTCACAGTGTTCCATCATCTTTTCTGGCTTGTCTTGTACAAAAGCCAACGGTTTGATGGCGCATAAAACTTGCCCTTCTTGACGAGCGACAAACGGTAAGGAAAATCTCGTCAACTCTCCGCCAAGTGTTTCTTTTTTAAATGCATTCTTAAGATCGGTATAATGAGAGAAACGATTTTTAAGCTCTCTAGTGAGTATAGCCTCACGAGATTCTTTTGTTACTTCGGAATGATTTACAAACTTATCAAAAAGAGCAGCCACCATTTCCTGCGGGCAATCAGACATTACAACTCTCGCCGGGCTAAAATGTATGATTGATTCCTTTTTTCCAATTAAGTAGTTGAAAAAATTTGCCAATCTCTCAGGAGTAGTGAATTTGCAACTTTGTTCTTGCGCAAACTTTAACTCTCTTGCAATTGCATCTTTCGCGTGAGGAAAGATAATCTCGTCTTGGAAGAAGTTCTTTACCCTGGCGTTGTTGCCTTGTGTAAGTTGAAAGTGAAACTGCCCTAACTTCGGGGCACAAAGAACCACACCGACGTTGGCAAACTCTTCGGTTTCTGCATACGGCGCATATCTAACAATGCTGTATAGGCATGGTGTAGTCATTTGATGTTGTCCCAAAATTCTTTGTTACTAACTCTGTTTAGGCAGACCATTATCTCGCTCAACATCAGATCACGTTCTTCATCGGATGAAAACCAATCAGCCGGAATCTGATAAAACTTCTCCTCAACTGAACCAATGGCTTCGTTTGCGAGATCCATCAGTTCGGGTTCATCAAGTATGTCGAAATTCCACTTTCTTCCGTTTGCAGAGTAAACATGGACATCATACTCATCATCAGTCGTATCTTGTGCGAATGCTAGGTTATGGTCAATCAGGTAATACCTATTGTTAACAGCATCGAAAATTATATTTACATTCCCACCTATGTCAGTAAGCGACCTGTCTGCATTGTTTATCCATCGGTCAAAGAAAAATATTTTCTTTTGATCCTGTATGTTTACAGCGCTACGGGCTTGTTGAATGTTTATGGTTGAGGCATTTTCAACAAAACGGGTAGCAAATGCAGGACCCGGGGAAAGCTCGCCGCGCAAGTCAGGCATGAACTCTATTATTTCTTGTCCAACATCAACAATGCAGAAATCTGGGCAAGGTAGGCCAATATGCCTTGCTAAATGAGCAGAGATGAATTCTGCTACAAGCTCTTTTTGCCGGAGTTTTGGCCTGCCTTTAACTATGTAAGCTAGCCCATCTTGGCACGTGCAAAGGAAGGGCTGTGTCATCCCGTCCTTCATGCGTCTGGTGTAGGCTGTAACTTGCAGATAATAGTTTTGCAAAATTTACTTTCCATAGGAAAAAACACAAAAAAATAAATCTACTGACTAAACCAATAGTAGCTTCTTCGCTACAGCTTGTTGTATTTTATTGACTCGTGAATCAATGCCTTACCCATTACGTAGAGTTGGTCCTGATTTTCTTCTTTGATGTACCATTTCTCATAAGCTGGGTTATCGGAAAGAACGGCTAACTTGTCTCCTTGCATCTGAAGACGCTTGACGTGGAAAGTTCTGCCGTACACGAAAGAGTAAACGCCATCAGTCTGGAAATGTCGCACCGAGATATCCACGAACAACCTATCCCCTGACACTAGCGTTGGGGCCATGCTGTCCCCGCTTACAGTCATCACCTTGACGTCTTGCTGCGGACGATTACCAAAGAGAGATCGCGCGTGTTCGGTGGTGAACTCGATGGCATAAAGCACCTCAACATAGTCCGAAAGCATGTAATTTCCGGGACCAGCGCTGACACTAAGATCAAGAACTTCAACGCGGTAAACATCCGGATCAGAATTATTAACCATACGTTTCACTTCCCCTGAGTCTGTAGCCTCACCTACACCGTACTCCAACCATTCCGCGCGGACACCAAGCACTTTGCTGAGGGCTACTATTTTCTGACTATCTGGTATGGCTTGGGCATTGAACCACTTCCAAACACCGGGCGTAGTTATCTCTACCCCGGCTTTATTAAGCAGGTCCGCAAGGTTTTTATTTCTTCCGCGCCCCGTCAACCCTGCAAGCTGGCAAACGTGCTGCAATCTGGCTGTGAAGCCTTCTTTTGTTTCGTCTCTCTTAACCATTGGTTAAATATCCGGGAACTTGACTTTACTGTCAGTTAATATTTATTATTAACTTGTGGTTAATTTTTAAATTCAGGAGAGCTAATGAACGCTGTTGAGATTGCAGTTGACGCTGTTGGTGGACAAACAGCAGCCGCAAAAATTTGTGGTTTATCCCCGGTGGCCGTCCACAGATGGGTTAAAAATGCCTGTCTTCCGCGTACCGAATACACAAAAAAAACGGAATATGCAGAGCTACTTGCAGCTAACTCATCGGGTAAATTCACAGCCGAGTGGTTGCTGGAAAACGCCAATCCTGATCGCCCTGAAAAGCCTACAGATTTAGATGCTTGAAAGTAACTACAAAAGGAAAATCAACATGGTAGAGCCAAGCCTGAAAGAAGTAGTTAAAGCGATGTGCAAGGCGTATCCAGGTGGCCGTGAGGCTATGGCTGGTGCGATTGGCATGTCCGTAACTCAGTTCAATAACAACCTGTACGAGAAGAACGGCTGCCGCTTCTTTGAAGTGAATGAGCTGGAAGCGATGGAAGACATTTCGAATACATCTTTCCTGGCTGATTACTTCGCACAACGTCGCGGCGCTTTGCTGGTGGACGTTCCGCAACTGGAAGACCTCGACCGAGTCGATCTGTTTACCCGTGCAATGAGAACTGCAGCTGCACGTGGACAGGTTGATCAGATTATCCAGAAAGCCCTGGAAGACGGAGTGATTGAACAGCATGAAGCCGAAGAGATTCACGAGCATCACCGCCGACACCTGGCAGCGCGTGAAGAAGAAATCCGCGCGATTGTCGCGCTGTTTAGCCGTAAGAAAACCCAAAAGAAGTGACGCCCGCGAGTGTGCAGCTCCGGGCGTCTTGGCGTGTCGTATTCAGTGGAGAAACTAACGCATGAACAGTTTAAACCGATTAAGACCAGCGAAGCAATTCAGATGCCTTCCACTGGTGGGAAAAGATTCCCCGTTCGGCTATGTGGAGAGATTAAACGACCAGGCTGGTGCGAACAACTACCAGCCTGAGAACGCGATGGTAGAGGCTTTTGCTCAGATGAACGAGAAGGGGCGTGAGGAATGGCTGAAGTTGACCGGCGATTCAGAGACCACAGAGGCATCACCGTCCACGTCATCAGGTGGGAGCCCGAGACTCGACGCGTTATATACCTTCGCGAAGGGTACGATCATGAGTGCTTCAGCCCTCTTGAGCAATTCCAGCGTAAATTTACAGAGTTAAAGGACGACCATGAGCACTAAATTAACCGGTTACGTTTGGGACGCTTGCGCTTCTTCAGGCATGAAGTTGTCCAGCGTTGCCATCATGGCGCGTCTGGCAGACTTCAGCAGTGATGAAGGGGTTAGTTGGCCTTCCATTGCTACCATTGCGCGCCAGATTGGTGCTGGTGAGAGCACGGTACGCACAGCTATTTCTCAGCTGGAAAAAGACGGTTGGCTGACTCGCCAGCAGCGTCGTAAAGGCAACCGCAATGCATCGAATGTTTACCAGCTCAATGTTTCGAAATTACAGGCAGCTGCCTTTTCTCACCTGTCAGAATCTGACGCGTCAAAATCTGATGCATCAAAATCCGACCCGTCAAAATTTGATGCGTCGAAAAACAGTAATAATGGCAGTTTTCACCCGTCAGAATCTGGTGGGGATCCGTCAGTAAAATCAACTACTGATCCATCAGATAAAAAACCTAATTGTCAGGTTGCGTCGCAACCCGACACTGCATGTGTCAATCAGGTTGATTTGATAACTGGTCAGGCAGTCTTAATCCTCAACCATCTCAATGACGTTACTGGTAAGACATTCCGCAAGGGGAAAAGCTCCCTGGATAATATTCGCGCAAGACTTCGTGAGAACTTCACACACGATGAGTTGCTGTTGGTTATTGATTACAAGCACGAGCAGTGGAAAGACACGAAATACTACGAGCACATGCAGCCAACAACTTTGTTCAGGCCAACGAAGTTCGAAGGATATTTGCAGAACGCGTTGCGCTGGAATAGCAAAGGCCGACCTAAGCGCGAGGACTGGGACGCTGTCCGCAAACAAGATCCATTGAAATTCGGTCAGCCAGACAAAGTCATCCCGGCAGGTTTCAGAGGAGCGAACTCATGAGCCTTCTGAAAGATATTCAAATTTTCATCGCTGAAAACCCTGGGTTAACTAACAAACAGATCGCAGCATCAATGCCCCAGTACGACGTTCACGCTGTTCAGCGCGGTGTATGCCATCTGGTCAAACTGAATCGTGCAACACGCCAGCATAACGGCAAGTGCTACCAGTATTTTGCCAAAGCGCCGGGTGGTGACGTTAGCGAGGGGCGTTCTGCACTGAAAATTAACAGGGCAGATACACCAGCTGTATCGGAACAGGAAGAAGCGCCGAATCCAGCTGTAACCAGGATGATGGATAAGGCTCAAGGCCTGTTTGAAAAAGGGCTCTACCACCGTGCAGCCACAGTTCTTATGGATGCCTTCAACCGCTCCAAGAACGAAGAGCAGCGGATGAAGATACTGATTGAGCGTCAGCGTTGCCTGAGCATGGCGCCGAAAGTGAAAGCACCCTCTGATGCATGGTGTCTGGCTGGCCGAGCGAGGAATGTCTGATGAAATACTCACTGATTTACGCTGACCCAGCCTGGCTTTATGACAACAAAGCCAGTAACGGTGCAGCAGAAGATCACTACGACACGATGAAACTGATCGACATGAAGCGCTTACCGGTTTGGGACCTGGCTGCCGATGATGCAGTTCTGGCTATGTGGTTTACCGGAACCCACACCCGCGAGGCTATCGAACTGGCTGAAGCGTGGGGCTTTAAGGTCCGCACGATGAAGGGCTTTACCTGGGTGAAGTTCAACCCACTGGCAGAGCAGCATATCAACAAAGCACTTCAGGTAGGCCGTGTGGAGGATTTTTACGACTTCCTCGACCTGCTGAACGCACAGACACGCATGAACGGCGGGAACTACACCCGAGCCAATACCGAAGACCTCTTGATCGCCACCAGGGGGAATGGACTGGAACGCCAGTGCGCCAGCATCAAGCAGGTTATCTACAGCCCACTCGGTGAGCACAGCCAAAAGCCAGCAGAGGCTCGCTTCCGTCTGGAGAAGCTTTACGGTGACGTTCCGCGCATTGAACTCTTCAGCCGCTGCGGTGCGCCAGGCTGGGACCACTGGGGTAATCAGGCCGAGTCAGCTGCGGTTGAATTGATTTCAGGTGTTGCTGTTCCGCTAACAAATAATCGGGAGCATGCAGCATGAAGAAACTATCAACCGAGCAGGAGAACGCGGTTCGTGACGTTGCCCGTCAATGCTCTGATGCCATTAAGAAAGCACTGAAGAAGAAGCCGAAGCCAAGCTGGAACGTCGTTGTACCTCCGATCCTGAAGGAGTACCACGAGAAGGTAAAACCGATGGGCGTCAGCCTGGTGATGTTCAACAGCGTAATTGGACGCCTGAACGGGCGTTATGGAGTCGAGTCATGATGGAATTAACGCCGCGTCAGAGTGAAGTGCTGGATGCCATAGTGCTATACAAGGACAGAACCGGATTCCCACCCACGATGCTGGAACTGGCCGGGTTAATTGGCTGTGCATCACCGAACGCTGCTGCTGAGCATGTGAAGGCTATTCAGAAAAAGGGTTACATCACCGTTGCTCCTGGCGCTGCCAGGGGCATTACCATCGTCAAAACGGAACCTGATGAGGATCCTGTATCGATCATCAAAGACCTGCTTACTGGTGGAGACAAAGCCAGAGATAACGCTGTTGAATGGCTGAAAAAACAGGGAGTGAGTTTATGAAACTGGTGCTCCCGTTCCCACCGAGCGTAAACACATACTGGCGAGCCCCAAACAAGGGGCCGTTAAAAGGCCGCCATCTTATCAGCGAGAAGGGCAGGGCATACCAGAGCGCGGCATGTGCAGCGATCATTGAGCAACTGCGTTGCTTACCAAAACCATCATCATCACCAGCTGCGGTGGAGATCCTTCTCTTTCCTCCAGATGCCCGCCGCCGCGACATCGACAACTACAACAAGGCGTTGTTTGACGCGCTCACGCATGCAGGCATTTGGGAGGATGACAGCCAGGTGCAGAAAATGCTGGTGGAGTGGGGGCCGAAAGTGCATGGCGGAAGGGTAGAAATATCGATAACCAGGCATCAACCAACAATGGGGGGAATTGGGTGAGAGCCATACTGACGCCTGAAATTGCGCCGATATCCGGGGTGGTTCTGTTCCGCCCTGGTACCGAACTGCTCTGGCTATTCCGTCAGGGAAGGGTAGTTATTGAGCCACCATCCGAAGCTATCCAGCATCTGCCATCTGGATTAATCCCTGAAGCCCACCAGCCCCTGACTGACGATGCCAACATGCAGGCTATTTTCGTTAACGAAAGGGTCATTCAGCGAGCTGGTGGGCTGAGTAGCCTTGATGCCTGGCTGGAGAGAAAATTTGAATGTCAGTGGCCTCACACTGACTGGCATGCCAGTGACTTTACGGTAATGCGCCACGCTCCGGGGAGCATTCGTCTTTGCTGGTCGTGTGATAACCATTTACGTGAGCAAACCACTGAAAGACTGGCAGGAATTGCCATGCAGAACCTGGTAAAATGGCTGTTGGAAAGGGTAAATATTGATTTAGGTTTCAGCCCTGACCACACTCTTTCGCTTCCTGAGTTCTGCTGGTGGATGGTACGTAATGATCTGGCTGACCTTGTTCCTGAATCAGTGGCGAGTAAAGCACTCAGAATCAAGCCAGAACCGCACAGTTCAGTGATGAGGGAAAGCGACATTGTCCCGTCATTACCGGCTACGCAAATCTTTCAGGAGAAGGCAAAAAAGATAGTGGTGGTGAAGGTCGATCCTGAAACGCCGGAATCTTTCATGCTGAGGCCAAAGCGCCGACGCTGGGAAAACGAGAAATACACCCGCTGGGTGAAGTCGCAGCAGTGCAGTTGCTGCAATAACCCAGCTGACGACCCCCACCACCTGATAGGCCACGGGCAGGGTGGAATGGGTACCAAAGCGCATGACCTGTTTGTGATACCGCTGTGCAGAGCGCATCACGACGAGTTACACGCTGATCCCGTGGCATTTGAAGCGAAATACGGCGACCAGTTAACGCTGCTGTTTCGGTTTTTAGATCGTGCGCTGGCAATCGGCGTACTGGCGTAAGTGGAGACGCAAATGATCAATCCTTCAGAAGTAGGTAAATCCGGCGAGTTGGTTCGCCTTCGCACTCTAGAAAGTATCTGGGTACAGGGAAAGCTCCGCATGTGGGGTCGCTGGTCTTATATCGGTGGTGGCTCGGGCGGAAACATGTTCAACCAGTTGCTGGCTTCCGGGAAAATAACCAAATCCGCTATCAACGATGCGCTGCGCCGCATGAAGAAATCCGGCATCACTAAACCTGAGCTGGAAGCATACCTGCGCGAAATCCTCGACAGCAAAAACAAAAGCGGCCTGGCATTCTGCTCGGATGAAGAGGGTCTGAAGGTGGATGGTGTTATTGCTTCCGTTCTGATGAATGACGACTACCGATCACTTTATGGCGTCATCGTGGACCGTCACAGACTTCGCAAGAGCAAACTCCAGATGGCGAACGAGCTTAATGCCAAACACCCTGACTGGACCCTCATCACATGCCGTCGTCGCATTGATACATGGGTTAGTCTTGCAGAATCGATGCTTTACGCACCACTTTGTGACGCATTCGGCACAAATAGCGACAGATTTAAGTTGCAGAGTGAGCAGGAAAGTGCTTAAATTGTGGTAGGCTCGGGACAGTAAAGCGTACTGAGCAACAAATCAAAACATAAACCCGCCACTGCTGCGGGTTTTTTATTTTAAGGGCTGCCTCCGGGTGGCCTTTTTTGTTTCCCCTCGTTCTGAGAGGACTCATGGCGATGATGTATTGACCGCTAGAATGGATTAGTCGTAACTTATTATTGTGGTGAATCCTTTCTAAGCGAAAGGGCGTTCCAGTCAACTGCTATCTGCAGGTATGCGCGCGGCTTTGCTGACTGGGGTAGAGTCACCGGGAGGCACCCGGCACCATGACAACAACAATACAGTTTCAAATTCCTTGAGAGCCTGCCGTAAAAAGCAGGCCTTTTTTTATGAAATTGCGAACTGCTGCTACGCTTGAAAAGTGGGTTGAAGATAACTGCCTGATGGTTCTCCTGAACCATAGTGAATCAGCCCGATACTGTCTCACTCTGGTCAGTTAGCAAAACTCACGACTACCTACCTTACTTACTAATAGTCACTCATTAGCCCGCCTTCAAAAGCGGGCTTTTTTTATCTCCCCTCAATTTTTCTGAGAGGATTCACAGCAATAACAGAGGGGGCGTAATGTCCGATCCATTAACCGGCACTGGTGCAGTTCTCGGGGGCGGCCTGTTGGGCTCAGTCCTGTACGGTGTCTTTACTCATACAGATTTCGGCGTGGTGTTTGGAGCGTTTGGTGGTGCGGTGTTTTACGTCGCGACAGCTGCAAGCCTTACGCGTGCTCGCCTGGCTGCATATTTTCTGACTTCATTCATTGTTGGAGTGCTTGGCGCCGGGTTTGTTGGCTCATGGCTAAATGCTGCCTCGAGTTATGAAAAACCACTGGATGCACTCGGAGCAGTGATTCTGTCTGCGCTGTGTATAAAAATCCTAACTTTTCTTAGTAACCAGGATTTGAACAGCCTGTTCGGCTTTTTCTCACGGTTACGCGGAGGAGGGGGAAATGGTAATTGACCCGTCAGCTGTCTTTAATGCGGTTATCTGCTCGGTGATCGTCGTCGTTCTGATGTTCTACCAGCGCCATGGTGCCCGGCACCGTCCTTTCATCTCAATCCTGGCGTATATAACCATCCTGGTTTACGCCGTAATCCCGTGGCAATTCATCTTCGGCCTCTATCGTGACTCCAGTTGGCTGGTGGTGGTGGCAAACCTCCTGATATGCGCAGCTGTTATGAAGGTCCGGGGAAATCTGGCGCGTCTGGTTGATCTTCTGAGGCACTAATGAACCAAATACTATTTCAAAAGGCGGCTGGCATTAGCGCCGGGCTCGCTTTGCGCTGGTTTCAGCATATCGATGCTGCAATGAAGGAATTCGGCATCACGGCGCCGCTCGATCAGGCCATGTTCATCGCACAGATGGGGCATGAGTCCACGGGATTTACCCGGCTGGTGGAAAACCTGAATTACGCGGCTGAAAACTTAGTGCCTACATTCGGCAGACACCGCATTACTCCCCAGCAGGCCGCCGCGCTCGGCAGAACGGCAACTCAACCGGCAAACCAGAAAGCGATAGCCAATCTGGTTTACGGCGGTGAGTGGGGCAAAAAGAACCTTGGAAACCAGGTTGCTGGTGATGGCTGGAAATATCGCGGTCGCGGCCTGAAGCAAATTACCGGGCTCAGCAATTACCGCAACTGTGGCCACGCGCTGAAGCTGGACCTTGTAACACAGCCTGAATTGCTGGAACAGGATGAATATGCTGCTCGCTCAGCTGCATGGTTCTATGTCTCGCACGGCTGTTTGCTTCATTCCGGCGATGTGGAGCGCGTCACGCTGATTATTAATGGCGGCCGTAAAGGTCTGGATAAACGCCGCGTGCTGTTTAACCAGGCGAAATCAGTGCTGGTATGAGGTTGCTATGGGGTTTGAAACTTTAATTAGTATTGCTGCAGCAGTCATTGCCGCCATCGCTGGTGCTTTCGGTCTGGGTCATATCCGCGGCACCAGCAAAGCTGAAGCGAAAGCTGACCAGCAGCGAACCGAAGAAAAGGCCGCAGCGACTGAAGCAGTAGCCGAACGCCGGGTAGAAGCAACGAAAGAGGCCAGCAATGTACAGCAGACTGTTAACCACTTGCCTGATAACGATGTTGATCGCGAGCTGCGTGACACGTGGAAGCGTCCCGGTGGTGGTTGATACCGCCTGTGACTGGGTAAAGCCGATCTACCTGACTGAACACGATATCGACGTTATGGACCGCCAGACGAAGAAAGACATCCTGGCGCATAACAAAGCGTGGCAGGCGAACTGCCAGAAAGAAACCAGAGCCATGAAATAGCATGGCCTATGCCGGTTTTATTTGAAATATTTATCATCGCTTGTGGTGCAATTATGAAAGGCTTATTTATCCCTGGTGTGACTGAGCTTGGCGCATCATCAGATAGTTTTCCATCCGGCATAGTTATTCCCGGTGCTAATGTTATGACGCTGCCGCCTGGCGAGTGGGTTGACCTTAGCGATATCGATCTTACCTCCTCTGCACTGGATTATCGGGTTTCGTTCAGTTGTGCAAGCAACCATGCATACTACTCAGCTGACGGAACTATTCAGTTCGCTGCACCTGACGTATGGCCGCTTGAGTACCGAAATGGAGTTGCAGTTGGAAGGCATGAGCCTGAGCCTCAGTCAACAAACTACATGCTTAACACGGCAACTCCTGAATTGCTCAAAACCGCATTGTCAGGTGGAGGTACTATTTCCGCGCGCAGACTTGCGCAGCCGGGGATCCCCATAGCTGAATACACATTTTATACGCCATCAGCTCTCTCGGAATGCTACTCACTTATCGGTGGTCAGGGAGTGGGGGAGGGTGGGGATTCAGCCTATTCAGTTTTTGTCCGATCCGATCAGAAAAATAAGCAAATCGTCATGTATGCGGACTCGACCCTTGAGCACCCGCGATATCCGATAACGTCTTCACTCACTCGTTTAGTTATAAAGAGAGCCGCCGCCGGGACTGCTAGATTTTCGTGGCTGGGCCTGAGATCTCTTGCAGATACTTTAATCGCGTCAGTTAGTGGGTATCAGGTCGAAAAAGGGACCTTTGTAACATCGCCAATCGTCACGGGGGCGACGGCCGCCACGCGAGCCGCAGCATTCGTTTTCATCAAAAATCCCGGCGGCATAGCAACTTCCTGCCGGGTAAATTATTCAGACGGTACGACAAGTACACTGGACTTTGCTGGCGCAGAAGAGGTGCAGCTCGCTCAGGCAGCAACTGACTGGGGCACCAGGTACATTCAACGGATAGAGTATTTGAAATTATGATTAAATACCTGTGCTTTCCTGACGAATTCACAGCTCGTAAAACGACTGGCTGGTGGTCGAAAAAATCAGGCTGGATAGCGCCAACACCTCAGCTTCAAATAGCGGTGCGTGGCGTGTTGTACAGCGATGATGGTGAATATGATGCCGACGGAAATGTGACGACACAGCCAAAGGCTCTTCCGGGGTTTCATGTTGATGTGATTTACGGCGTGATACCGGAGGCTGCGCAGAAATTTATCATCAATCCATCAACACCTGAATACGTACTGGCGTAGGGGAGCACATGGCAACAGAAAGAATGATCATAGGCGCTGAACCAGTTCAAATAACGGATGGTACGAATAGCGCACTGATATCTGTTTTAGACCCGGCATCAATCAGTTTTGCTGAGTCTGAAAACATTCCAGATACAGCAACAGGCGATTTTTTACGGGATAAAATGACCGTCCATCCTCCACTGAAAATTTGGGTTTGGAACTCTACCAGGAAACCAATTCCAATTGCAGTAACAAGGTGGTAGTTCTGCAAAACAAAAAGCAATACATCTGAGCTTAAAAAGCAGCCGATGAATGGATTACAGACACGGGCCAATGCCATTGCCGTCCAGGCGGCATTATATTGAAGGGAATAACTTGCAATTGATAATCATTATCTTTTCGGGTCCTTTCCGGCGATCCGCCCTGTTACGGGGCGGCGTCCGCGCAGATTCTCGCTATTTATGAAAATTTTCTGGTTTATGCCATTTCCGTTCTTCTTCTTGTTTTCTCATTGTTTTTGTTGAAAACACCCTCTCTCCAGAAAGGAAATGGCTAGACCTTAAAAACGGTAATTTTCCATTTGTTGTTTCCTTTCTCTGTTTTTCGCCTGGAGTGGTGCAATGGAAGTTAACAAAAAAGGGTTATCCGAGATTTTCGGCGTCAGTGTGCGCACTATTCAGAACTGGCAGGATCAGGGGATGCCTGTTGCACGCGGAGGCGGTAAGGGAAATGAGGTTCTCTACGATTCTGCTGCCACGATTGAATGGTACAGTGCCCGCGATGCAGCCATAGAAAATGAAAAGTTGCGGAAGGAAGTTAAAGATCTCCGCATTGCTTCTGAGTCCGATCTTCAACCTGGCAGGATTGAATATGAGCGACACCGACTTACGCGAGCTCAGGCTGACGCTCAGGAATTAAAAAATGCAAAAGAGTCCGCTGAAGTGGTGGAGACCGCATTCTGCACGTTCGTGCTGTCGCGGATAGCCGGAGAAATAGCCAGTATTCTCGATGGAGTTCCTCTGTCGGTTCAGCGGCGCTTCCCGGAGCTGGAGAACCGACATATTGATTTCCTCAAGAAGGACATCATTAAGGCCATGAACAAAGCAGCTGCGCTGGATGAAATGATACCGGGGTTGCTGAGTGAATATATCGAACAGTCAGGTTAAGGGGCTGCAGCACTCTGCGCGGGCGGGGCTACGTTCGCTTTACCGGCCAGAACCGCAAACAGCGGTTGAATGGGCAGATGAGAATTACTATCTCCCGAAAGAGTCTGCCTACCAGGAAGGGCGCTGGGAAACACTGCCATTTCAGCGTGCAATTATGAATGCGATGGGCAATGACTATATCCGCGAAGTGAATGTCGTTAAATCTGCTCGTGTCGGCTACTCAAAAATGTTGCTCGGCGTTTACGCATATTTCATCCAGCATAAACAGCGTAACTCCCTAATATGGTTGCCAACCGACGGTGACGCTGAAAACTTCATGAAGTCTCATGTCGAACCGACCATTCGTGATATTCCGACGCTGTTGGCGCTTGCTCCCTGGTACGGCAAAAAACACCGGGACAATACGCTTAGCATGAAGCGTTTCTCAAATGGTCGTGGTTTCTGGTGCCTGGGCGGTAAGGCTGCAAAAAACTACCGTGAAAAATCCGTTGATGTGGCTGGCTACGACGAGCTTGCCGCTTTCGATGATGACATCGAGAAAGAGGGTTCTCCAACATTTCTGGGTGATAAACGTATTGAAGGGTCGGTCTGGCCTAAATCTATACGAGGATCCACGCCCAAAATTAAAGGAACATGCCAGATTGAACGTGCCGCCAAGGAGTCGGAGCATTTCTTACGCTTCCATGTTCCCTGCCCACACTGTGGGGAGGAGCAGTTCCTTAAATTCGGCGATAAAGAGACGCCATTCGGGTTCAAATGGACGCCGGGCGATCCTGCCAGCGTTATATATCTTTGTGAACACAATGCCTGTGTAATTAAACAGCAGGAGCTAGATTTTTCGCAGGCGCGGTACATCTGTGATGAAAAAGGGATCTGGACGCGCGACGGACTTTGCTGGTTTTCATCATCGGGTACCGAAATTGATCCGCCTGACAGCGTAACCTTTCATGTCTGGACAGCATATAGCCCCTTCACAACCTGGGTGCAAATCGTCAAGGACTGGATAAAAACGAAAGGTGACACGGGTAAACGCAAAACATTCGTTAACACCACCCTGGGTGAAACGTGGGAACCGAAAATTGGCGAGCGTCCTGATGCTGAGGTGATGGCCGAACGTATTGAGCACTTTAGTGCCAGGGTGCCGGAGCGTGTGGCCTATCTTACTGCCGGTATTGACTCCCAGCTTGACCGTTACGAAATGCGTGTCTGGGGCTGGGGACCTGGCGAGGAAAGCTGGCTTATCGACAAAATTATCATTATGGGTCGCCATGATGATGAATCCACGCTTCTGAGGCTGGACGAGGCAATCAACAAAACTTATCCGAGGCCTAACGGCGTTGAGATGCTTATTTCCCGCATCTGCTGGGATATCGGCGGCATAGACCCAACGATTGTTTATAACCGCTCGAAAAAGCATGGTCTGTTTCGTGTCATCCCCGTTAAAGGCGCATCTGTCTACGGCAAGCCCGTGGCGAATATGCCCCGCAAGCGTAACAAGAACGGTGTTTATCTGACAGAAGTGGGTACTGACACCGCGAAAGAGCAGATTTATAACCGTTTCACGCTGGTGGCAGAAGGCGACGAGCCGCTGGCGGGGGCGGTTCACTTCCCTAATAACCCTGAAATCTACGATTTAACCGAGGCTCAGCAACTGACTGCAGAGGAGCAGGTTGAGAAGTGGGTCGACGGCAAGAAAAAAATCGTCTGGGACAGCAAAAAGCGCCGAAATGAGGCTCTTGACTGCTTTGTTTACGCTTTGGCGGCGCTTCGTATCAGCATATCCCGCTGGCAGCTTAATCTTGATTCACTTCTGGCCAGCCTGCTGGAGGAAGAGGGCAGTCGTAACAATAACAAGACCCTGGCGGATTACGCGCGGGCATTATCTGGAGAGGAATAATGGCAACACAGACTGAACTGGATGCCGCGCGTGCTGCGTTACATGACCTGATGATGGGGAAGCGTGTGGCGACGGTACAGAAAGACGGTCGAAGAGTGGAATTTACAGCCACTTCAGTCAGCGATCTCAAAAAGTATATTGCTGACCTTGAATCTCAGGTTGGTACCACATCACGACGCGGGAGGCCTGCAAGGTTTTACGTATGAAAATACCATCTTTAGTGGGTCCTGACGGGAAAACATCCCTTCGGGAATACGCGGGATATCATGGTGGTGGTGGCGGGTTTGGTGGGCAGCTGCGGGGCTGGAATCCGCCGAGTGAAAGTGCAGATGCCGCACTCCTTCCCAATTATTCTCGTGGAAATGCCCGTGCTGACGATCTGGTGAGAAATAATGGCTATGCGGCAAACGCCGTTCAGCTTCACCAGGATCACATCGTCGGGTCTTTTTTCAGACTGAGTTACTGCCCGAGCTGGCGATATCTCGGCATTAAAGAAGAGGAAAGCCGAGCATTTGCCAGGGAGGTGGAGGCCGCCTGGTATGAATATGCGGAGGATGACTTTTGCGGAATTGATGCCGAGCGCAAGCGTACCTTTACGATGATGATCCGTGAAGGCGTTGCGACGCACGCATTTAACGGTGAACTGTGCGTCCAGCCCACCTGGGACAGTGATTCATCGCGACTTTTTCGCACGCAATTTAAAATGGTTAGTCCAAAACGCGTGAGTAATCCCGGTAATGCAGGTGACACGCGTAACTGTCGCGCGGGTGTCAAAATCAGTGATAGCGGCGCAGCGCTGGGATACTACGTCAGTGAAGACAGCTATCCTGGCTGGATGTCGCAAAAATGGACCTATATACCACGGGAACTGCCGGGCGGAAGGCCATCATTCATCCATATTTTTGAACCGCTTGAGGATGGACAGACCCGCGGCGCAAACGTGTTTTACAGCGTGATGGAGCAGATGAAAATGCTCGACACGCTGCAAAATACTCAGCTCCAGAGCGCAATTGTAAAAGCTATGTATGCGGCGACAATCGAGAGCGAGCTTGATACCGATACGGCGATGGACTTTATCCTCGGCGCGGATAGTAAGCAGCAAAATAAGCTGACGGGCTGGCTTGGCGAAATGGCAGCATACTACGCTGCAGCGCCGGTTCGCCTCGGTGGCGCGAAAGTTCCCCATCTTATGCCGGGCGATTCTCTGAACCTTCAGTCAGCACAGGATACCGATAACGGTTATTCCACCTTTGAACAATCGCTCCTGCGCTATATTTCGGCCGGTCTTGGTGTTTCGTATGAGCAGCTTTCCCGTAACTACTCTCAGATGAGCTATTCGACGGCGCGCGCCAGCGCCAATGAATCCTGGGCGTTCTTTATGGGGCGTCGCAAGTTTGTCGCGGCCCGGCAAGCCTGCCAGATGTTCGTCTGCTGGCTCGAAGAGGCGATTGCGCGCCGGGTTGTCACGCTCCCGTCCAAAGCCAGGTTTAGCTTCCAGGAGGCGAGAACTGCCTGGGGTAACGCCAACTGGATTGGCTCGGGGCGCATGGCTATTGATGGGCTGAAGGAGGTGCAGGAGGCCGTGATGCTGATTGAGGCTGGTCTCAGCACATATGAGAAGGAGTGTGCCAAACGCGGAGATGACTATCAGGAAATATTTTCTCAGCAGGTACGTGAAACTATGGAGCGCCGGAGCGCGGGACTTAAACCTCCGGCATGGGCGGCAGCTGCATTTGAATCTGGGCTGAAAAAATCAAACGAGGAGGTAAAAGATGACGCCAGAGCTGCGTAATCTCCCGCATATTGCCAGCATGGCCTTCAATGAGCCGCTGATGCTTGAACCCGCCTACGCGCGGGTTTTCTTTTGCGCGCTGGCAGGCCAGCTGGGTATCACCCGACTGACTGATTCCGCTTCTGGCGTCTCGCTCGGCGCTGAACAAATTGCAGAGCCGCTGGCGCTGTTTAGCGATGACGAGGAGATGGGGCCCCGGCCAGCGCGGAGCTATCAGGTAACAAACGGGATCGCGGTGCTGCCCGTTTCCGGGACGCTGGTCAGCAAAACCCGGTCACTTCAGCCTTATTCCGGTATGACGGGCTATAACGGGGTCATTGCCCGACTGCAGCAGGCAATGAGCGATCCAGGCGTAGACGGTATTCTGCTGGATATGGACACGCCGGGCGGGATGGTGTCCGGGGCTTTCGACTGTGCCGACATTATTGCCCGGATGCGGGATATCAAGCCCGTTTGGGCGCTGGCAAATGATATGAACTGCAGCGCAGGGCAGCTAATTGCCAGTTCTGCATCGCGACGGCTTGTCACGCAAACGGCCAGAACCGGCTCCATCGGCGTCATGATGGCGCACAGTAATTATGGCGCTGCGCTGAAAACTAACGGCGTTGAGGTCACGCTGATTTACAGCGGCGATCATAAAGTCGACGGCAACCCCTACGAAAAACTACCAAAGGACGTTCGCGCTGATTTTCAGACGCGCATCGATGCCACTCGTCAGATGTTTGCCGAAAAGGTTTCCGCTTATACCGGAATGTCAGTGCAGGCCGTACTGAACACCGAAGCGGCCGTCTTCTCCGGCCAGGAGTCCGTGGATAACGGTCTGGCGGATGAACTTGTTAACAATACCGACGCGCTCAGCGTGATGCGTGAAGCACTCGACAGACGCAAAAAAACAACCACTGGAGGAACTATGCCATCACCTTCTGCATCTGCAGCGACCAATCAGCCAGCTGACCAGGCAGCAACACCGACGACTGCACCGGCTGAGCAGGTCACCACCGTTGACACAACAACTGCTGCCTTAACGGCCCCGGCAGACCTCAGCGCTCAGGTATCGGCAGCCGTAGCCGCCGAGAATGGTCGCATCATGGGTATTCTGAACTGCGAAGAGGCAAAAGGTCGTGAATCACAGGCCCGTGCCCTGGCCGAAACGCCGGGCATGACGGTCGAGAGTGCACTGCGCATTCTGGCCGCGGCGCCGCAAAGCGCCCAGTCGCGTACCGATACGGCGCTGGATCGCCTGATGGAAACCGCACCAGGCGCTCTTTCAGCAGGGAATGCCTCTGCTGAAGCCGGCGACGATTTGTTAAACACCCCCGTTTAAGAGGCTAACATGGCAATCACAGAAGTATTTACTCATCACCAGCCGCTCGGTAACAGCGATCCGGCACACACCGCGTATGCACCGGGCGAACTGACAGCATCCACCCCGGCAATGACCCCGCTCATGCTCGATGCTACGTCCGGCAAGCTAACCGTCTGGGACGGCGAGCATGCAGGTGCAGCTACCGGCATTCTGGCGGTTACCGCTGACCAGAGCAGTGCTGAACTGGCATTCTATAAATCCGGTTCTTTCCGCATCGAAGATGTGCTCTGGCCATCTGCCGTTACCGACGAAAATATCAAGCGTAACGCGTTCGCCGGTACTGCGATCAGCATCGTTTAATCACCCTCAACTTTCATAAAAGCCGCTTATGCGGCTTTTTTTACGGGAAAAATCTATGTCAGTTTACACAACAGCCCAGCTTCTGGCGGTCAATGAGAAGAAATTCAAGTTCGATCCGCTCTTCCTGCGTATCTTCTTTCGCGAAACTTATCCCTTCAGTACAGAAAAAGTCTACCTGTCGCAAATTCCGGGCATGGTCAATATGGCGCTGTACGTATCGCCGATTGTCTCCGGGAAAGTGATTCGTTCCCGTGGTGGCAGCACGTCGGAATTTACGCCGGGGTATGTGAAGCCAAAACATGAAGTGAATCCGCTGATGACCCTCCGCCGCCTGCCTGATGAAGATCCACAGAATCTGGCCGACCCTGCCTATCGCCGCCGACGCATCATTCTTCAGAACATGAAAGATGAAGAGCTTGCAATTGCGCAGGTAGAAGAAAAGCAGGCCGTTGCTGCAGTCCTCAGTGGTAAATACACCATGACCGGGGAAGCGTTTGAGCCGGTTGAAGTTGATATGGGACGCAGTGCCGGTAACAACATCACCCAGGCGGGTGCAGCAGCCTGGTCTTCTCGCGACAAAAAAACGTACGACCCGACCGATGATATTGAAGCGTACGCGCTTAACGCCAGTGGTGTGGTCAACATTATCGTCTTCGATCCAAAGGGCTGGGCGCTGTTCCGCTCCTTTGACGCGGTGAAGGAAAAGCTGGATACGCGTCGCGGCTCGAGCTCTGAGCTGGAAACCGCCGTGAAAGACCTGGGAATGGCCGTCTCTTATAAGGGGATGTATGGCGACGTGGCCATCGTTGTGTACTCCGGTCAGTACATCGAGGATGACGTTAAAAAGAACTACCTGCCGGATCTGACAATGGTGCTGGGAAATACCCAGGCGCGCGGTCTGCGTACCTATGGCTGCATTCTGGATGCAGATGCACAGCGTGAAGGCATTAATGCTTCAACGCGCTATCCGAAAAACTGGGTGCAAACGGGCGACCCGGCTCGCGAGTTCACCATGATTCAGTCAGCTCCGCTGATGCTGCTGCCAGATCCGGACGCGTTCGTTTCAGTCAAGCTGGCATAACTTTCCCCAGTGGCCCTGTTGGGCCACATTTCTGGAGTATTTCCCATGACAGAAAAAGAAACCCTTATCGCCCGACTGAAAGAGCTGGGCGTAAAGCTTGATCGTGAGGTCAACGTCACAGGCACCATCCAGGAGCTTACGTTACGTATTTCTGAGCTCGAAGAGGAACTCGACGAAGATGGAGAAGAGGGCGCTGAGGTGTCCGTTGCCAGCACTACTGCTGGCAGCACCTCGGGCCAGCCCGGCCCAGAGAACACCTCTGGCTCTATTACCGAGAATCCTGCGTCAAATGAACCCGGCGAGCTGGTGGCGGTTGAGACACTGGTGACCTTGCACATTGTTGCACTTCACGCCACACGCAACGAGTCCCTCTCAATTGTTGAGCCTGGTGTCGTTATTCGCGTGACCGACGCGGAGGCTACCGAACTGGTTTCTCAGGGGCTGGCCCGGGAAGTCTGACAGGGGGCCTAATGGCTGATTTCGATAATCTTTTTGATGAAGCGATGGCGCGCGCGGATACCACTATACGTGGAGTGATGGGCGCAGAGGCAAGGATAACCTCTGGATCTTTATCCGGCGTCACGCTCCGCGGGGTCTTTGACGATCCAGAGAACATCGGTTTCGCAGAAGCGGGGATCAGAATTGACGGAACCAAGCCGACGTTTTTTGTGAACTCATCGGATGTAAGCGGGCTGGAACGTCTGGACACGCTGAAGGTAAACGGGCATGAATTTTGGGTTGATCGCGTGGGCCCGGATGATTGCGGTTCCTGCCATGTATGGCTGGGTAGTGGATCACCTCCCGGCGGATCGCGGCGTCGTTAAGGAGCATTCATGTCGATAAAAGGTCTTGAGCAGGCGATTGCTAACCTGGATAGCCTGGACAGAAATATGGTTCCCAATGCCAGCGCATGGGCTGTGAACCGGGTTGCTGCTAATGGCGTCTCGGTTGCCGTCCGAAGGGTGGCGAAAGAAACGGTCGCCGGTGATAACCGCGTTTCGGGGATACCTGTAAAGCTGGTCAGACAAAGGGTGAGAATCAACAAAGCCTCGGCTTCAGGGCACTCAGCGGCCCGAATTAAGGTTAACCGGGGCAACCTTCCCGCCATCAAACTCGGTACCGCGCAGGTCAGGGCGACGAACAGAAAAGGCCCGCTGGTTCGAAAAAGTAGCGTGCTGAGAATTGGCCGTTATGTTTTTCGCGACGCCTTTATCCAGCGCCTGGCGAACGGCCGCTGGCACGTCATGAAGCGCATTGCAGGAAAAAGTCGTTATCCCATCGACGTGGTCAAAATCCCATTGTCCGCGCCCCTCACTACTGCTTTCGAAGCAGAGAAGAAACGCATGCTTGAAGAGGAAATGCCAAAACAACTTGGCTATGCCCTCAGGCAACAACTGAGGTTGCATCTGACACGATGAAACACACTCTCATTCGCCAGAAAATTATTGATGTGCTTGAAGAGGCCATCGGGATCGACGTCATGTTTTTTGACGGGCGCCCGGCTGTCATTGAGGAGGAGGATTTTCCTGCCGTCGCGGTCTATCTGACCGATGCGGAGTATACCGGCGAAGAACTTGATGCCGATATGTGGGCGGCAACGCTACATATCGAGGTCTTCCTGTCCTCGCAGGTACCAGATTCCGAACTGGATGAATGGATGGAAAGCCATATCTATCCGGCCCTCGCTGATGTTCCCGGCCTCGATTCACTGTTAACGCTCATGGTTCCACAAGGCTTCGATTACCAGCGCGATGATGCGATGGGGCTGTGGACCTCCGCCGATATGAAATATTCAATCACTTACGAAATGTGAGGAAAACATGCCAACACCAAATCCACTTGCTCCTGTAAAAGGCGCCGGTACGACGCTCTGGCTTTACACCGGAACGGGCAACGCTTTCGCTAACCCACTCTCTGATATCGACTGGAATCGCCTGGCGAAAATCAAAGAGCTGACGCCGGGCGAAATGACCGCCGAATCGTATGACGACACTTACCTCGACGACGAGGATGCCGACTGGAACGCGACGGCCCAGGGGGCAAAATCTGCTGGCGATACCTCGTTCACCCTCGCCTGGAAGCCGGGCGAAGAAGGGCAAAAAGACCTGGTCGCATGGTTTATTGATGGCTCAGTACGCTATTACAAAATCAAATACCCGAACGGTACCGTCGACGTTTTCCGCGGCTGGTGCAGCAGCCTGGGTAAAGCCATTCCGGCAAAAGAGGTCATTACCCGTACAGCGAAAATCACCAATACCGGCAAGCCGGAACTGGCAGAAGAAAGCGGTACCCCGAATATCTCCGTGACCGGCGTTACGCTCGATAAAGCCACGGCAAGCGTGGCCGTCGGCGCAACCACAACGCTCAATGTGACGGTTAACCCTGCCAGCGCCTCAGATACATCGTTCCGCGTGGCAACCTCAGACGGGGCAAAAGCAACGGTCACCGTTAGCGGCAACGCGATCACCGTCACCGGCGTGGGGGCTGGCACCGCTGACGTTATTGTTATGACCAGCGACGGTAATTTCGTTGCGGTCTGCAAAGTCACCGTAACTGCAGCGTAAGGAAGGACGCATGTTTCTGAAAAAAGATAAGTTCACCTGGCAAAAAGAATCACTGACCATCTTCGAGCTGTCGGCGCTGCAGCGTATTGAGTACATCACGTTTATGGCCGCAGAGGAAAAGGCCGTCAGCGCTGACAGCGACGGCATCAGCGATCAGGAAATGACGGCCAGGCTGATTGGCTCAAATATTCGCTGCGGTGCGCGTTTGATTGCGATGTCTTTGTGGCATAACGATCCGGCTGGTACGGATGTGGAGACGCTTTATCAGCAGGTGCTTAGCGGCTGGCCGCCGGAGGCGATCGGTAAAGCAGAAATGGAAATAAAGCTGCTCTCCGGCATGCTCGTTCCGGTTGAGGATGACAACGCTGCCGATCCGGATGCCTCAGTGGAGGCCGAAAGCGCAGAACCCGTTACGGCGGAAAAGCCCTTGCCAGCGAGCTGAAGTTTGTCCTGAATCTGGCGCGCGAGTTCGGGCGACCCGACTGGCGCGCCATGCTGGCTGGAATGACTTCCAGTGAGCTGGGCGACTGGCACCAGTTCTACCGGGAGCATTATTTTCAGGACGCGCAGCTCGATGCGCATTTCTCAGAGCTGCTTTATTCCATCTCCACTCTTTTCTTCCGCGACCCGGAACTTACCCCCGCACATTTCAGCCTGCTTTCTCCTTCGGATGTCGTCATCAGCGATGACGAGCCGGATGATGACACGCTGATGACCGCCGCTGAGGGGATAACAGGAGGTATCCGATATGGCCCAGCAGATTAGCGATCTGGTTATTAAGCTGGATGTTGACCGCGCAACCTTCAGCGAGCAGGTCGCCCGAATCAAAGGGCAACTGACAGGAATGGCGGATGAGTCTGATAAAGTTCAGGCGCGAATGCAGCGTGCTGCGGACCGTCAGAGCGCTGCACTAAAGAGTGTGGGCGACGCTGGCGCGGCGGCCGCCGCAGACATGAAAGCCCGTCAGTCAGCCGCAACCGAAGGGCTGACAAAAGACTGGCAGAACGTTTCCAGGTCCGTTGATGAAACTCATCGCCGCGTGACCGAACTTAACCAACGCATGCGTGAGAATGACGGGCAGGCTGCAGCGCTTGCCCGCCGACAGGATGAACTGGCGGCATCATTTTTCCGCCAGATTGACGGCGTTCGCCAGCTCAATGGTGAAACACAGTCGCTTGCGAACGTGCAGGCGCGCTTTCGCGCAGCGAGGGCTCAGGGCAACATAACCCAGCAGGATTATCTCGCCCTTATTTCCCGCACCACGGCCCGGCAAAAAGAACTGCAGATCGTGGAGGAAAAATCGGCCGCCGCGCGCACGCGATTCCTCAGCCAGCTGAAGCAACAGGTTGCAGAGCAAAAGCTCTCCGGTACCGAGCTGCTGCGCATGAAGGCGGCGCAGGTCGGTGCCAGCGATGCGGCTGAGGTCTATATCCGCAAGCTTGAAGCTGCCAAAGTGGCCACGCACGGTCTGGGGCTGCAAAGTGCTGCTGCCCGGCAGGAGCTGGGGGTACTTATCGGCGAGGTCATGCGCGGTAACTTCGGTGCGCTGCGCGGCTCCGGGATCACGCTGGCGAACCGGGCAGGATGGATAGACCAGCTGCTGTCGCTGCGCGGCCTGGGGATCGCCGGCTTAGTTGGTGGGATTGCCGCGGCGGTATTCGGGCTGGGTAAGGCCTGGTATGACGGCAGCAAAGAGTCTGAGGAATTTAACAGGCAGCTGATCCTGACCGGGAACTACGCGGGGAAAACGTCAGGGCAGCTTCAGGCGCTGGCGCGCTCGCTGGCCGGTAATGGCATCACGCAGCATGCCGCTGCAGGCGTGCTGGCGCAGGTCGTTGGAAGCGGCGCGTTCAGCGGGAATGACGTCAGCATGGTCAGCAATGTTGCCGCCAGGCTGCAGCAGGCTACCGGGCAGGCCGTTGACGAAACCATAAATCAGTTTAAACGCCTGAAGGATGATCCGGTTAACGCGGTCGCGACGCTCAACGATTCCCTTCATTTTCTGACAGCCACCCAGTATGAACAGATAGCTTCTGCTCAGGCGCTGGGGGATTCGCAGAAAGCTGCCGAGCTGGCCATGCGGGCATATTCCGACGCGGTCATTCAGCGCGCCGGGGCGGTCGAGGATAATCTTGGCTCCCTCGAAAAAGCCTGGAACTGGGTGAAGAATGCCGCCTCCGGCGCATGGGATGCGATGCTGGGCGTCGGGCGTAATCCTGACACCGCGATGAAGCGCCAGGATACTTTTGCTGAATGGCAGGCAGCAGAGAAAGAGTACCGCGCGCTGTCCAAAAATCTTAAGGTCGACCCGGATTATGCCGGTAACAACGTTCTGCAGAAAGCTGATGCGGAAAGGCTGAGAAACGCGCGCCAGCAGGTGGAGCTGAAAAAGCAGGCTTACGAGCTTGCCGATCAGCAATACGCCCAGGAAGGGCTGGCAGCCGCGCGGGAAAAAATGCGAACGGACCAGCAGGCTCAGGCAATCCGCAGCCAGCAGCAGTTTAACCAGCTGGTGGAGTCCGGCGCGACGGCGGCAGAAAAGCGGGCTTCAGCAGAGAAAAAGCTCAGTCAGCTTATTGAGAAAAACCGCCAGGATGCGAAAGACGGTGTCGCCACGCTGTGGACTGAAAAGGACATTGCCACGGCCCGCGCCGGGATTAAAAAGCAGTGGAAGGATCCAAAAACACCGAAAGGCAAAAGCTACTCAACGCCCGCCGGGGACAAAGCCGAGGAAAAGGCGCAGGCCGAACTTCTCACCCTTCAGGCCCAGCTTAAAACGCTTGAGCAGCATACCAGCGTGAACGACGTCATAAGTAAACAGCGTCAGGATCTCTGGCAAACTGAAAATCAGTTCACCGTTCTGCAGGAGGCCGCTGGGCGTCGTCAGCTTACGGCGCAGGAAAAATCCCTGCTGGCGCACAAAGAAGAAACGCTCGAGTACAAGCGGCAGCTGGCCGACCTGGGCGATAAGGTTGCCAGCCAGCAAAAGCTCAACCAGCTGGCCGATCAGGCCGTGAAGTTTGAGCAGCAGCAAAAAGCCGCCAGGGCGGGCCTGCAGGCTCAGTCTGAGGGGGTATCCACCCGGGAAGCCGGGCGACAAACTACGCTGCGGCGTCTCAGCGAAAGCTATTCGTACAACCCTCAGGCGCAGCAAAAGGTTCTGGAAGAGCAAAGGGCGACGTTTGAGGCTGAAGATGCTCTGCGCGCAAACTGGCTGGCCGGTGCGAAACAGGGCTGGGCCGAATATCAGGATTCAGCGACAAACGTTTTCAGCTCTGTTCAGCAGATTTCTCAGGCTACGTTCAGCGGGCTGGCGGGCCAGCTTACCAGCCTGACGACAACCGGTAAGGCGAGCTTCAGGGACTTCACCAGCTCGATCCTTAAAATGATAGTGTCCGTTATCAACCAGCTGCTGGTGGCTTACACCATCCAGAGCGCAATGGGCTGGGTTAGCGGCGGGGCGAAAACCTCCTCTGCAGGTCAGTCATTCGCGGTTCCGTCATTCCGGCCACAGGGTTATGACGTGGGCGGTTTTACCGGGCACGGCGGCAAGTATGAGCCCGCAGGCGTGGTACATCGCGGGGAATTCGTCTTCACCAAAGAATCGACCAGCCGCATCGGTGTGGCAAATCTCTATCGCCTCATGCGCGGGTATGCCTCGGGTGGTGTCGTCGGCGGGAGCGCAGCCGGTGCTGGTATGGGTGGGATCAGTGTTTATGCCCCAGTCAGCATCAACCAGCAGGGGGGAGACGGAAGCATAAATCAGGCGAACGCCACAGGGACGGCGAAACAGCTGCAGGCGATTGTTCAGCAGACAATCACCGAGCGACTGAAAAAAGAAATGTCCGCAGGCGGCGTGCTTTATTCGAGGAGAACATAGTGACGGACACATTTACCTGGCGCACGCGCAAAACCGCGCAGGGCACTGAAACAGCCCGAACGCTGCAGGCCCAGTTCGGGGATGGCTACAAACAGATAGCAGGGATGGGGATCAACGACAAACAGGAAACGTGGAACCTGGACTGGACGGGAACCAGACAGGAGGCGGCTGTGCTGCGCGCTTTTCTGATGTCTCACGTTACTAAATCGTTCTGGTGGACCACGCCATGGGGTGAAAAAAAGCTGTTCAGAATGAAAGCCGATTCGTTCAGCGTTTCATTCCCTACCGGGAAAAAAGCCACTGTGGCCTTCACTTTTGAACAGGCGTTTGCGCCCTGATTTTCTCGACAAACACTGAAAGCTGCCTCCGGGCGGCTTTTTTTATGGGGGGGGTATGAGTTTTACGGCAGATATACAACAGCTTGAGCCCGGCAGCCGTATTCAGCTGATTGAGATCGACGGCACTGAATTCGGTATGGATCAGGTGCTGCGTTTTCATGCGCACAATATAGAGGAAGAAGGGTGGGCTGCCTTCGCCGCGGAAAATCTTCCCGCCATTATCTGGCAGGGAAACCAGTACGATCCCCATCCCTACGAACTGAAGGGGATGGAATTATCGAGTACAGGGTCCCAGCCAACGCCCACGCTGTCCGTCGGGAACGTCGGAAACTATGTCACGGCGCTGTGTCTTGAATATGACGATATGGTCAGGGCGAAGGTCAAAATCCATACCACGCTTTCGAAGTATCTCGATGCCGCCAACTGGAAAAACGGTAATCCTGGTGCCAGCCCGGCCGATGAGCGCGTACAGCTCTTTTACGTCAATGCTAAAACCGCAGAGACGCGGGTACAGGTTGATTTTGAGCTGTGTTCTCCTTTCGATATTCAGAGCCTGCAGCTGCCGACACGGCAGATTACGCCTGTCTGCACCTGGTGCATGCGGGGCTGGTACCGAAGCGGGACCGGATGCGATTACAACGGCACTAAATACTTTACCAAAGACGGTACGCCGACCGATGACCCGTCGAAAGATGTTTGTGGCGGCCGCCGGCCGGATTGTCAGGATCGTCACGGTCCGGACGCGCCGCTGCCGTTCGGCGGATTTCCGGCCGCTAACCTGCAGGGGAAATAAAAATGCGTGAAAAATTGCTGGATGCTATCCGTCAGCACGTTGCTGCTGAATACCCCAAAGAAGCCTGCGGCCTGATTGTTCAGTCAGGCCAGCAACAAATCTATTTTCCCTGCCGCAACATTGCCGATAAACCCGAGGAGTCATTCACGCTCTCCCCGGAAGACCAGCTCGCTGCCCGCGCGCGCGGTGATATCATCATGCTCATTCATTCCCATCCGGATGTGGTTCGGCTGGTGCCCTCAGAGCTGGACCGGATCCAGTGCGACTGGTCGGGGATTGAGTGGGGGATCATGTCCTGGCCGGACGGGGATTTTTGTACGATTTCCCCGCGTGAAGACCGGGATTATGCCGGGCGGCAGTGGGTACTGGGGTATGCGGACTGCTGGGCCCTTATCCGTGAATTTTATCTGCGCGAATACGGCATTGTTCTCGGGAACTATTCAGTACCTTACGAATGGTGGGAGAGCGGCAAGGAACGACTCTACGACGACAACTGGGAGCGTGAGGGATTTGTTGAGATTGCCGCCGGTGCAATGCAGCCCGGGGATATCATCATGATGAGCGTGCAGGCATCAGTGACTAATCACGCCGCGGTATATGTGGGTGACAACATCATTCTCCATCATCTTTTCGGACACCTTTCTTCGCGAACGCCTTATGGAAAATATTATCGCGACAGAACGGTCCGGGTGGTCAGGCATAAGGACAGAATGCATGGTTAAGACGCTTATTCTCGAAGGGAAAATGGCTAAAAAATTCGGTAAACGCGTTCAGTTTGACGTTGCCGACCTGCGCGAAATGCTCAGGGCCATGTGTTCACAGGTTCCCGGATTCAAAAAATACATGTCGGAAGCCCATATGAAAGGGATCCGTTTCGCCTTTTTTAACGGCGACAACAATATCGGGCTGGAAGAGTTTGATATGACCCGCGGTGGAAACGTGTACCGGATCGTGCCCGTTTATGAGGGGGCCAAAAACTCGGGCGTCCTGCAGATAGTTGTCGGCGCTGTTGCGCTGGTCGCTGCATTCTTTACCGCTGGTGCGAGCATGGCAGCCTGGGGGGCGGCCATGAGTGCAACAGCCATCAGCGCCACGTCAATTCTGACCGGGGTTGGGGTGTCAATGATGCTGGGTGGCGTTGTCCAGATGCTCACACCCCAGCCATCCTTCGGCGCGGGTAAATCCTCCAGCACGGACAACACGCCTAACTATGCCTTCGGGTCGCCGGTCAATACCGTCGCTATGGGGCATCCTGTCCCCCTGGCCTACGGTCTGATCGAGGCTGGGGGAGCGATAGTCAGCGCCGGTATGTACTCGAGCGATCAGCAATAGTGAAATGCAACCGAATAAGATGAACGTTACATTGCAATCTCCCTTGGTTATCATGTTCAAAACGATGCTGATCAAGGATATGAAAATGAAAAAATACGGTTTGGCCTTATTAGGTGTGCTCTTTATTTCAGGTTGTGCCCCACAAAATCAGAATAACAATTTACAAAAGCAATACGCTGATTTAGCAAATTGTGAAGATAACATTACGATGCCAAAACAAATGCCGCATAGTAAAAAGGAGTTTGCGGACTTTTTATCCAAGGCAGCGCTTAATGCCTCGGCAGATCAGTTTGTTATTCAGAAGCGTATAGAGATTCTTCAATTAGTTGGATGGGATAATTCTGTTGCCGATGCAATAACAACATGTAGCGCCACCAGAAAGAGCAAGCTTAAAGAAATTGGGGCGAATGTGTTTGAAACCATGAAAGCCAATACTAAAGACACAGAGGAACGTCGTGCTCTTGTTGAGGCTTATAGTTCGTGGGAAGCTTATGTAACCAGTCAAACGCCACTCGCAAAACAGGACTTTGACTCAAAAGTTAGTTATTACAAAAACATGTAATAAGACGCCATCATTAATACCAACAAATAACCCAGCTCAGGCTGGGTTTTTTAATGGGGTAAAAATGCAACTTCTCCATGGTGAAACCATCATACAGGGTGCAAAAGGGGGCGGAGGCAGCGCGCATACCCCGGTAGAGCAACCTGACGATCTGCTGTCGGTCGCAAAATTAAAAATGCTTATTGCCATTTCTGAGGGGGAAATACAGGGCGACCTGACCGCTCAGAATATTTTTCTCAACGATACGCCGCTGGCAAACGACAGCGGGGAATATAACTTCAGCGGCGTGAAATGGGAGTTCCGTAAGGGTACACAGGACCAGACTTATATTGCCGGGATGCCTCAGGTCGATAACGAGCTGGCGGTTGGCACAACTGTCACCACCACCGCGCCCTGGACACGCCAGTTTACCAATCTTTCCCTGGATGCCATCCGCATCAAACTCAGCCTTCCGGTCCAGTATCTCTATAAAGATAACGGCGATATGGTGGGCACGGTAACCGAGTATGCGATCGATTTATCAACGGACGGCGGCACCTGGAAAACGGTTGTAAACGGAAAGTTTGACGGAAAGACCACGACGGAGTATCAGCGTGATCACCGTATAGATCTGCCAAAATCAACTTCCGGCTGGTCTGTCAGGGTCAGGCGTATTACAGCTGATGCCAGCGGCTCAAATTCGAAACTGGTTAATGCCTTTAAGGTGTTTTCGTTTGCGGAAGTTATCGACAGCAAGCTCCGTTACCCTTTAACCGCGCTATTGTATGTCGAAGTGGACAGCAGCCAGTTCAACGGCAGCGCGCCGAAAGTCACCTGTAAGATAAAGGGCAAGCTGATCAAGGTTCCGGACAACTACGATCCAACAACCCGAACCTATTCGGGCTCATGGTCTGGCGGGTTCAAAATGGCCTGGTCCAATAATCCCGCCTGGATTTTTTACGATCTGGTTCTGGATGAAATCTACGGCATGGGCACGCGCGTGGATGCGTCCATGGTGGATAAGTGGGCGCTGTACTCAATAGCCCAGTATTGCGACGAAATGGTTTCCGACGGGGCTGGTGGTACCGAACCGCGTTTCACCTGTAACGTTTTCATTCAGAGCCAGCAGGACGCTTGGCAGGTACTTAACGATCTCGCCGCGGTATTTCGTGGAATAACGTTCTGGGGCAACGATCAGATTTATGTCCAGGCAGACGTCCCGCAGGACGATGTTGACTGGGTTTATAACGCCTCAAACGTTATCGATGGGCTGTTTACTTATGCGGGCGGCTCATACAAAAATCGCTACAGCTCCTGCCTGGTGTCCTGGTCCGATCCGCAGAACCATTACAGCGATACCGTTGAGGGGGTCTACGATTCGGCGCTTGTAGAACGTTACGACGTCCGACAGACGTCTCTGACAGCAATCGGCTGCACCTCGCAAAGTGAAGCGCACCGGCGCGGTCGCTGGGTATTGCTCTCCAATGCCAAAGACGGGACCGTATCGTTTGGCGTGGGGCTGGACGGTTATATCCCTTTGCCCGCTGAAATTATTGGTGTCGCCGATCCCTTCCGTTCTGGTAAGGAGAACGGGGGCCGCATAAGCGCGGTCAACGGCCGCCAGATTACCCTTGATCGAGAAATAGACTACGCGGCGAAAGACAGGCTGGTGGTTAACCTTCCCGACGGAAAAGCCCAGACGCGGACAATCAGCGCGGTGAGCGCCGATAAAAAAACGGTGACGGTGGCTACGGCATTCAGTCAGGTTCCTGTGGCGGGCGCTGTCTGGGCGATAGACAGTGATAACCTCGCAATACAGTACTTCAGGGTCACCTCAATCGCGGCTAACGACGACAGCACAGGCGGTTTCACTATTACGGCCGTTCAGCACGATCCAAACAAATACCGTTACATCGATGACGGCGTTCGGGTCGAGTCGCCCCCGATCACCGTCACGCCGATAAGCGTCCTGTCTGCTCCTAAGAATATCGTGGTGACTGAGAGCGATCATGTGTCTCAGGGGCTTACTGTAGCAAGCCTGGACGTGTCATGGGATAAGGTAGAGGGCGCAATCCGGTATGTTGCCCAGTGGCGTAAGGACAACGGGGATTGGATAAACGTTCCGGTTACCAGCGCGCAGGGTTTCTCGGTTCAGGGCATTTATTCGGGCAGCTATGACGTGCGCGTACGGGCGCTGAATGTGCAGGATACGTCGTCACCATGGGGATACGGTGAAACAACTTATCTCTCCGGCAAAACGGGAAAACCGGGTACTCCGCTCAACTTCCTAGTGACCGAAGATGTGGTCTGGCATATCGACCTGACCTGGAAATTTCCGGATGGCTCAGGCGACACGGCCTATACAGAGATTCAGCGCGCCACAACTGCCGACTACGCCAATCCTGAGCTGCTGGTCCTGGTGCCGTACCCGGCTGCAGATTATCAGCATGGCCCCATGCCTGCCGGCGTTCGCCAGTGGTACCGTGCGCGCCTGATTGACCGTATCGGTAACGCCGGGGAATGGACCGACTGGATCATGGGCACGTCCTCGATAGATGTCAGCGAAATAACCAATGACATTCTGGAGGACATCAAAAGTTCTGAAGTCTTCAAGGACCTAATTGAGGATGCAGTAGCCAGCAGCGAGAAACTGGCCGAACTTTCTGACGCGATTAAGGAGAACGCCGATGGTCTGGCTGCAGCAGTAGGTTCGAATAAGCAGACAGCAGAAGCAATCATTGGGAACGCCCTGGCTATTGCCGATGTTATCGTGCGCCAGACAGCCCAACAGGGCGCTAACTCTGCGACATTCGAACAGCTCCGGGAGGTGATCGCTACTGAAACGGAGGCGCGCGTAACGGATGTTACCCGTCTTGAGGCAAAAACTGCGCAGAACGAGGCGGGAGTTACCGAGGTAAGGCAGGCTCTGTCAGATGAAACGCAGGCGAGGGCGACAGCTGTCGACCAGCTCACTGCGAGTACTCAGGTCATTTCTGATAAAGCTGATTCGGCTTCGAGTAAAGCTGACGCTGCATCAGGTAAGGCAGATGCGGCCGAACAAGCCAGCTCGCATAATACTGCTGATATCACCACGTTGCGACAGGTTGTCACCGACACGACTTCATCAATGGCATCCCGCCTGGAGGAGCTGGGAGCAAGGACAGATACTGCCAGCGGCGGCATTCAGAGTAACTCCATCGCGCTAATAACGAGTACGCTGGCGCAGGTTGATCAGCAGGTGAGACTCAGCGCGCAGTACGGTAATAGTAAGGCCAGCATCGAACGTATTGATAATGTTATGGCAAGCGACAGGGAGGCAACAGCGCGTTCGCTGCTGAGTTTGCAGACTGACGTGAACGGCAACAAGGCAGCAATCAACAGCCTGAACCAGACGTTTTCCAATTATCAGCAGGCCACGGCCACGCAGATAAACGGCATTACGGCGACCATCAACGGGCACACTTCAGCGATCACCACCAACGCGCAGGCCATTGCGAACGTCAACGGCGACCTGAATGCGATGTACAGCATCAAGGTAGCTATTGATTCAAATGGCAATCAGTACGCAGCAGGAATGGGCATTGGTGTTCAGAATACGCCGTCCGGCATGCAATCACAGGTGCTGTTTGTGGCTGACCGTTTCGCGGTAATGGCGCAGGCTGGTGGGGCTGTATCGTTGCCGTTCGTTATCCAGAACGGACAGACCTTCATCCGGGATACGTTCATCCAGGACGGCACCATTAGCAACGCGAAGATCGGTAACTACCTCCAGTCAAATAACTATGTGGCTGGTTCTGCTGGGTGGAAGCTTGATAAAGGGGGAACATTCGAAATCAACGGCGTGGCCGGGGGCGGGAGAATGCTGATATCCAGCACTCTCATTCGTATCTACGACAGCAATAACGTGCTACGTGTCAGAATGGGGTTATGGTAATGCCACAGGGCTTGCAATGTTGGGACGGCGATGGTCGCATTGCCGTTGATTTAAGTGATTATGCAATCCGTTATATTGGAAGCACCTCTGTAACATTCTCTGCCGGGGAATCGTCTAAAAATGTTTCCTTTGCAGGGGTTACACAGGATGGAACATTCATATCGAACATATCCACTGGTGCGCTTGCGAATGAATACTACTGCCGCGCTTATAATGGAGGCTTCACAGTGCTTTATTTACCAGGAGGAGGTAGCCCAGCAAATACTCTGAATGTGGAGGTTTATAATTTCCAATGAGCGGTTTCGAAATCTATAACAGTGCGGGAAAACTCCTCGTGGACTCGGAAAACAGGTCCACGATATTTCGCGATCAACGTACACTTGGTTCAGTGGAGAATAAGGGGTATTACCTCATAGATAGTCCATTTGGCAATGGCAGCACTTTAGGAGATCTTCCACAGGCATTTCGTAAGGACGGTACATTAAGATGGTTAAAGCTTAACGCAAATAAATATGGACTACTCGGCGCCGATTTGATTGAAGAGAATGCCGGAAGCATGATCCGAACTGCACGTAATATAGGTATGGAGAGTGGCTATCTGGATGTGTTCGATAGTTCGGGAAATCTGATATGGAGTGCAGCTTCAGCATCAAAAATGCCACGAGTCGTTGGGTTTTATGATGTGCCGGCAAACTATGATTTACAGAACAATACCTTCTCAGTAAGTCTCAGCTACACCCCATGGATTTTGTTAAACAACTGTCCAGGAAATCTCAGCGATGACGGTACTGTAGTGGGTTATTCAGGATTGATGCTCAAATGGACTGGCTCACAGTTGCAGGGCAGATATATCGCGCAGAACCAGCGTAACTGGAGCCAGACATTACAGAGTCGGGGTTTAAGAATTCCCCTCGCTCAATTTGTAGGCATTTGATTCAGGTGGTACGCGAGGATATTGCGTAGAAATCATACTTTGCCTTACACCTTTCTTTGAATTAAATCTGTAGACCACGTCGAATTTATCCGTTTTTTTATAGCAAATATTACTAAGCCGCTTATTAATATGGCGGCTAAAAATTCCATTACTACTGTCGGAAAGAACAACCATTTCTCGCGTGGTACAGTCGATATTTACATGAATATCTCCACCCAGCGATAAACGTGCTGCTTCCACCGGATAATCCATTTTGAATTTGTAGTCTGTGTGTTTATCAGCGCATCCAGCCAGAAGCAAAAAAGCGACGGCAAATGAAAGTTTCATTTCAACAATCCTGTTTATACGGGAATCCCCATTTTATTAGAGTCTAAAAAATAGTCAGATTGATATAAGCGATCAATTTTACAGCATTGATCACTTTAAACGATCGTTATTATCGTGAGGCACTTCATGCTTTATAACACTGGCACTATCGCCATCAGCGGAAACACCCTTACAGGTACCGGCACAAACTTCACTGCTGCTGGTTCTCTTATTCGTAACGGCTGTACCGTTATTGCAATGACCAGCCCTGTGCAGGTATTTCAGATTACCGCCATCGGCAGCGCAACAAGTCTCACCGTAACGCCAGCGGCTAACCCAGCAGTTCCCGCCGGAACCCGATTTGCCATTCTTCTGAGTGACAGTCTGAGCGTGGATGGGCTGGCGCAGGATATCGCTGAAACCTTCACGATGTACCAGCGCTACATGAGCGGGTTCGCTGATGTGATGAACGGGACATCCGATGTCACCATCACTATCAACGGCACTGCCGTTACCGTACCCGGCCAGAAATCCCTGGCGAAAAAAGGAGCAAACAACGACATTACCAGCCTTAGTGGGCTTACTACGGCTCTAAGCATCAGCCAGGGCGGAACAGGTGATAAGACTGCTTCAGGTGCTCGCGTAAATCTTGGCGCAGCTGCTTCTGGTAACAATTCAGATATCAACAGAATGACTGCAATTGATGCACCACTCACTACGTCTCTCGGCGGCCCAGCTGGGGGGCTTGTGACTCAGAAAACGACAAATGCAACTTCTAATTCCTTTGCCTGCAAACCGTTTGTTGCGAGGTTTGGTACTGGCACGTATACACTCAATGCTGCTTTTGGTGGATACATGCACAGCTCGGGACAAGCTGCTAATAGCGGTGCGTTAATAAGCGTCAGTGATGACGGCACCTTTGGTTCGTACTGGTACTTCATTCAGGGCGGAAGTGTGATTCAGACCAGCAACGGGACTATCACTCCAGCCGTCTCAGATATCCGTGTCAAGAATGAGAAAAAAGTCATCAGTGAAGAAGAGGCAGTGAGCTTTATTCAGGACTGGGAGTCCATTCTCTACACACTTAAGTGGTCACCCGATAAGGTTCGTGCCGGTTTTCGTGCTCAGGACATTTTGGCGCGTAACGAGGAACTGATCGAACGACAGGAGCTGAATGATGGCGAGGGCGGCATCATCGAAGACGGTATGATTGTTGATGTTGCGGAAGTTGCATCAGCGTATCTTGTGCCGGTTGTGAGGCAGTTGCTAAGAAGGGTCGCAGAGCTTGAAGGTAAATTGAGGGCGTTCTAAAAATCTTCTGGTGGACGAACTCCGGCAGCCGGGGAAAAGGGACAGATAGGTGGCAGGCTGATCGCAAACGGAGTGGACAGAAAGCAGGTGGCGATTATCTATGATGTGGCCGTGTGCACGCTTTATAAAAAATTTCCGGCCACCAAATTTATCAATGATTTACTCACTGAAGAAAATTGATAGGCAATATTGGGATTGAACATTTTTATCGTCAAAATAAACTGTATATAAATACAGTGATTTTTTGTGAGGTAATGATGCCACGCACAGCAGACATAAATGCCGCATTTATAGCGGCTATTGAGCTTAACCCAAAAGGTTATCGCTATCTGAGGACAGATAGTTTCATTCAGAAGTTGAGGGGCTTTAACTGGCACTTTAACAGGGCCGATGCAAATGCGTGGATAGAGCGGAACCAGCCTGGCTTCGCCGACAAGACGACAGACGGCAGTGACAACCGTTATTGGATCCTGCGCAACATGGGGAGAGTTCTCTAATGGGATTTCCTTCACCAGCAACAGACTACATTGAGCGCCGACTAACCCCAGCAATTCTGTGCAATATGGGGGCTGATAGCAGGGTGCTTGAAACGGATGTAGGGTTTGCGGTCATAGAGCCAGCAACGAAAAAGACACCTGGAGATGTATTGTTAATTTTGTGCGACGGGCACACACAATTTGCAAAACTCATGGGCAAGGCGCTCATTACTGATGATGGTGAAGCGATTGAGGGAGCAGCGCTTGAAGAAGTGGAAGTGCTGGGTAGGGTGACATTTTTCATCAATCGTGCATTAGATGATGATTGCCCTACAATATAGATAAATTTCCCCATGCTTCACTGACGAATAACCAGCCATAAGCGGCTGGTTTTTTTGTGTAGTTTTGGTCGGCACGATAGGATTTTGCCTCCATCGCATGATGGCCATCATTAAGCTCAAAGGAAGATTTGCATAATCACTTCTTCAAAATTGCATTCCCCAAATTAAAAGCTAAACGACTGAAAAATATAGTGAAAATCAAGGGTGAAAATGCAATAAAATCAGCCAGAAAAACATGGTTAACTGGCTGATTAATAACATTTAATTGGAGGTTGTAGAACTCTGCTTCTGGAACAGTTCCCGGAAGACCGGATAGATGTCATCCTGGTCGCGAATGTGCTGCATCGCAAAGTTATCGAACATCGCTTGCAGATGCTCATACTCACGCCACAGCGTCTGGTGGGCGCGACGGGTAATTTCAATGTAACTGTAATAACGCACCACCGGCAGGATCTTCTTCGCCAGAATTTCATGACACAGCGGCGAGTCATCCGCCCAGTTATCGCCATCCGATGCCTGCGCGGCGTAGATATTCCACTGCGCCGGATCGTAGCGCTCCTTCACCACCTCATCCATCAGCTTGAGAGCGCTCGACACGATGGTGCCACCGGTCTCCTGCGAGTAGAAGAACTCATGTTCATCCACCTCTTTTGCCTGAGTGTGATGGCGAATGTAGACCACCTCCACGTTCTTATATGTTCTGCTCAGGAACAGATAGAGCAGAATATAAAAACGCTTAGCCATATCCTTGGTGGCCTGATCCATTGAGCCTGACACGTCCATCAGGCAGAACATCACCGCCTGGCTGGAAGGCTCCGGACGTTTTTCGTAGTTCTTGTAGCGCAGGTCGAAGGTGTCGATAAACGGCACCCGGTCGATCTTCGCCCGCAGTTCGGCAATCTCTTTACGCAGGCGCTCCTCTTCCAGCAGTTGCGCCGGTTCGGTGTTTTCCACCACTTTCAGGCTGGTTTCCAGCTCGCGCAGTTCGCGCCGCTTACCTGCCGTCATTGCCGTGCGTCGCGCCAGCGAATTTTGCAGAGAACGCACCACGCTGATGTTGGCGGGCACCCCGTTAGCGGTATAGCCCGCGCGATGGTTTTTGTATTCGTTGAGCTGGCGGTGCTGATTCTTTCTCAGATTCGGCAGGGCCAGATCCTCAAACAGCAGGTCGAGATATTCGTCTTTTGAGATCTGGAAGACGAACTCATCCTGGCCTTCTCCGTCCTGGCTGGCCTGCCCCTGACCGCTGCCAGAACCGCCGCCTCCGCCTTGTGGCCGCTCGATTCTGTCATTCTGGACGAAGTGGTCATTACCTGGGTGCACGCGATGGCGAAGGCCGCCACGCCCCTGATGAAACATCGGTTCGCTGATGTCATCGTTAGGGATGGAGACGGATTCGCCGCTGTCGACGTCGGTCACCGAGCGTTTGTTGATGGCCTCGGAGATCGACTGTTTAATTTGCGCTTTATAACGGCGCAAGAAGCGCTGGCGATTCACCGTGCTCTTGTTTTTGCCGTTAAGACGCCGGTCAATAAACCAGGTCAT